GACCAATCGGCGGGAATTTTCAGCTTCGAGGAAAACTTTGTCCATGTGTCCGGAATGTAGTCTAAAAAATAATCGCTGACTATCCATCTGCCTGTTGACGCGCCTGTAATCGCGTCTCGTTCCGATATCTGTGTGCGCACCTTAATTCCCGAAACCGATGCTTTGAAATATCCTTCGTACACATAGGTTTCCCCACCCGCCGCGTTGAAGGTATCGGCGGAGGGAGCATAAACCGTTACCGCAGATGAATCGGTCGAGTACACTTTTCTTGCCTTTATGATGCCGCCAACAGGTGAATCGGTAATATCAACCATAACAGACGGGGTAACATATGTGCTATCAATCCAGTTGCTTAAATCCATTTGTACAATGTAGTTTTTGTCTGACGCGCCAACAGCTATCTTATCGGCGGTGATTGAATTGGCGGCGAGCTGTAACGCACTTATTTTATAGACGCTCAACGCACTTAATATTGCGTTACCGTCAGCGGTAATACCGTATTGCCATACGGGGTTACCATTATTCCATCCGTCTTTCGTCCATGCAAAACCGCCTGAATTGTATGTACTGATATACGTGCTTTCTTCGAGCGTTTCTCCGTCGTGCCAGTATTTTTTTGTGATTCCGTCAATGGTTATTTCTGTAATATGCAGACCAGCGCCGTTTGTAATTCCGCGATTCAAGTCAAGCTGTGCCTGTTGTATCTCCGTTAGCTGTGTTTCTGTTTTCTGTGCCAATCTGGCAAGAATAGCCTGCTGTTGCGGTGTGAGCGGGTTTGCAGCGGCATAACCTTTCATTACAGACGTTTCGCCTTTGCCGGCTAAAATCGAATTCCCATTGAGCCTGAATGTATGATGCGTGACAACGGACATGTGCAACGCACCGAATTTGTCCACATAGGTAACACAGTCAATAGGCCAGAGGTGAGGAAAGCTCTTTATAGTGCAGTTGTATACCCTGTACCTAAACCCAGTGAAACGTGCTCCAAGGCTGCTTGCGAGCGTGGTAAGGTTATCCTGCGCCAATAGGTTACCTTCGATGTTTAAAGCGTATACCATGCTGCCATACTTGTATTCGGTTCTGTCCTCATCATTACCGACAATTCGGACGCCCGTAATCTCCGTGTCCTGCTCAAACATATCTGAGCTGTACCGCTCGGCCGGGGTTATAAACGCGTATTTTTTTTTGGCTTCAGTGGTAAATTGAGATGCCGCCACGACATCAAACCATGTCAAATTGAGATGTCCATCCGCGTCCATAAACGCACACGACCCGGACAGATGCCCTATCCATTGCAGTATCTGACGATATGTAAGGTTATCGCTCTTCGGCCGTTTGGTAACCGTATAGCCGTTCAGGCGCGTCAGAATTGCCGATAAGGGTGTGGTCAGGGTAACACCACATTTCGTACAAGCGTCTGTAAGGATTTCGTATAGCGTTGCGGGATAGGCAAGCGTGGTAGTGTACGGCTTGTCAAATCTCATCATATAATCAAGGGCAGATATGCTGATTGTCTGTAACTTGCGCGGCGGAGCGTCAACAGCAAAGCGACCGAGCGACATTTGATAGGCGGTTGTCGCGTCACGGTAAAATATCAATTTTGCCCATACATCCGCACCCTCGAAGATGTAGTCATCATAAACTGAAGCTTTTCCCAATACCGTATTGTCAGAGGTTAAAATATCGATAAATCCTGTATAGTTTGGTGATTCAACATTCTGCGGCGTAAGGTTTTTAACGGAAATGTTCATCGAATTGTCGTTCGGAGCAGCAGTTTTAGCGGTTAGAATAACATCTGCTCCAATTCCAGATATATCAAAAAATGATTTAATTTCTTCTCCGGTAGCGCCGAGCATAATTGCCCGTATTTCGTTGGCTGTATTGGCTGCCGTCCGAGTACCGGTAATTCCGACATCAAATGATTTAGTACCGCCTTCCATTCCTGCGGCTGTCACTGTAATTCTAAGAGAACCGCTTTGGACATAAGAACCTTCGATAGTTATTCTTTCTTGTTGCTTTTGTTCTTGTGCTGTATTATTCAATGTAAATTTTAACTCTGACGATATGGCCGATCCGATTTCCACGCTATTTCCAGATGAGCAATATCTATCTATGCTAAAACTGCCCTGAATAATGTCATCGTTACGAACGGTTATTTCACCGCTTGCTCCGGATATGGTCAGCTCGGCATACATTGGGCGGCAGAGCTTGAAGGTTTCAAACGCCGCGTCCGTCATATTTGCTTTTGTTAAGATAGTTCGTGGAAGATCGTACATTCATATCACCCGTTTCTTGCTATAATTTTAAAGGATATCCCATCAACGCAATTCAATTTGCTGTTATACAATGCAGCGGTTCTGTTACCAACATAAAACTCCTTGGTCAACATATTGCCGGCCATGAGATCAAGGTATTCGACTGTTATGTATTCCGGATTGAATGTTGTTAAAACTGCCGCGGATTCTGCGATTGTAAGGCCGTTCCACTTGAGATAAACGGCAGGTACTTGGCCAATTCTGTTTTTGTGCATCACAACATCTTCGGTTCTTCCGGCGTCGCTTCGGCTTGCATCTTCAAGTGACCATTGGTAATCGGACGGTGCCGGTAATGTTGTTACGCCATCTACTGAGCGAATAGGGCTTTCGCCTGGAATAAACGACATGGAGAACACCTTCTTTTTGTTTTATATTTACATTTATAAATTCATGTGATATATTTTGATAACGAAGGGGTGATATCGTGAACTGTAGCAAATGCAATGCAGATATTGCCGAAGGGGCTACATTTTGTAATGTGTGCGGGGCGGGTCAAAGTCCTAAAAGCGTCAAAAATAAACAAAATCCGATTTTGATACCAATAATAGCCATGATGAGCCTTGTCACTGTGCTTATTGTCGTTTTGATTATTTGTTATGTTAAGGATAATTCGTCATCTACTGCTGATACAAAAGTTGCGGATAGATTCAATTACCAACAAATTGCAGATGATTACGAACAACAAGTGTTATCATTGATGTATGATTTAGGAGCATTTAATGATAATAATTGGGGAGACCCAACAATTTTAGTGTATCTGAATGAATTTAATAAACCTGAAAAAATCACTGTTCTCTGGTTCATTGGCATCGTTGACCAAGAAGCGGAAAATAACCTCATCAGTCCCGGGGAAAAATTATCTGATATGTTGACAACTGCAATTCACTCGAAAATTAACAGGGAATGTGTTGTTGAACTATGCCTCTCGGAAAGGCTAAAATTTGTCAATGGTAAATATAAAGAGATTAATAGCTAATTTCAAAAAGCCCTTTTATTAAACCTCCCGGCCATCAAGACCGGGAGGCTTTTTTATACCCCAACAGGTATGATTGTTTTGCCGTCACGCTGGTTTTTCCTTTGGGCCGCCGTTATTGAATATCTGCTTTCCTCCGAACCGTCTGCACGTTGAAGGATGATTGTCCAGTCTCCACCGTCCGACCCGGACGATCCGCGCGGGATCTTTTCGTCTATCTTGTCGGCAAGTACGTCCATCCAATATGTGTTATTCTCTAGAGGCAACACTGCCTCATCACCATTTTCGCCGACACCGATCACTGACTTTCTGCCAAAAATACCTCCTTTGCCGTACCAGTTAACATCAACTTTCGGCTGCCCCTGTATGCCCAACGTTTGCCATGCTGCGGAATCCGTCGCCCGTGTGTCGTATTGGATAGAAAAGTGTGGCACCTTAATCTGCGGGAAACGGATACCTCTCAACCCGTCAGTAATACCCTGAGCGGCATTATCGCCTATTGATCGGAACTTATCATTTGACAGGTGATTCTTGAATGTCGTAAATATGTTGGTTGCCAGTGTTGATATTGCTTTGAGAGCCGAGCTGTTACCGGTAATGCCGTTTGCGTATCCAACAACGGTGTTAATTCCGTATTTTTCGAAGACGGTTGACGGGGATTCAATACCCATCATTGCACTAAATACATTTTGCACAACTTTACCGAAAGAGCTTGTGGCATCCGTTGCCTCTTTAACGGCTGTGGCATCTTTTATTCCATCGGTATAACCTTTAAGCGAATATCTACCATAATCTCCGAAGGTATTTTTAAACTCAGCTTCAAGATCCACACCATCTTTACTTAATATCCCGTCTAACACCCGTCCTTTCATATATATTCCGGCCCAGTAATAAGTGTTTTTATTATCCGTGAAAGCACCTTTTAAAATTTCTACAATTGTTGGCGATGCCTTCTCAACAGCTTTTTGGTATTGTGATACAAACGATTTTTGTATTGCCTCTGCCGTCACTTGCATCTGTGCGTCTATCTTGTCTTTTTGATTTTTTGTGTCCAACTTTATGGCTTCAATATATTTTTCTATTACCTTAATCTGCTCAGGGTTTGCTATTTTTCTGAGTATTTCTGCCTGCTCTATTAGTTTTCCATTTGCGGTATCAATAGAATCTTTCGCATCGTCAGCAGCCGTTTTAATTTTGCTCATAGCTTCTTGAAAGGCTTTCGGCCTTTCAAAGTTGATCCCATCTTTTATCATACCGAGCGATACAGATAGGTTGCTAAGTTCGTCGCTTCCGGTCAAGCTATTGATCTGCTGCTTGAGATCAAGTAACCTCATATTAAGGCTAAATTTTTCGTCGCCCTTTGCGGTTTTAAGCTGTTCCTTGATCAAATCGACTTGGCCATATAATGTTTCCAGCTTACTCTTTGATTCGTCAACAATACTACCAAATATTTTCAGCACTTCAGGCATGGACACGCCCATAGATATAAGGACATCACCGATGCTGCCGGCGAGAGAATAGGTTATGTTTTTATAGATTGTATCCAATATGGTTTTCGTGTCAGCCTTAAGCTGGTCAAAGGCAGCTGTTATCTTTGGTAATGCTTCGGATATACTTATAGTTCCGTTGTTTACTCCACCAATCAAGGTATCGATCTTAGCTGATGTTTCACCGATTTTTTTCTTTGTCGCGTCAATAACAGCCTGATTATCGATGATGGGTTTATTCGAAGCTACAATCGCATCTTTCATTGATGTAAATTTTGACGCTATATCAGAGATTTTAACACCGACACCGTCATAAAAAGCGTTGTCAATCGCCTTCTGCTGCAACTGAACTTGCGCCTCGTTAACACCAACAATTGCGGCAGTTACACCGGCTACAGCTGCCGCTACAAGGCCCCAAGGCCCGAGCATGGTATACATGGCCACGCCGACTGCCGCCGTCACAGGGATTATATTCCCCAATGTTTCACCAAGGCTGATATTACCAAGTGCATAATCTTTTACGGCATTCTTTGTCACAACGGTTTGGGCCGTCAACGCAACCAGGCTTACGCCCATCTTGGCGAACGGAGAGAGGGATCCCATGAAGTTCTTTGCGGAACTCCAAAGGGACTTGAAACCAGAACTAAATGCTTTAATTGGATTTACACCAGATTTCATTGCATCTGTGGCTATTTTGACAGAATTTTTAAGAACAGAAAAACCTTTTGAAAGTAACGGAACCTTATCTGCCGCCGCTTTTACCTTTCCTATGATCCCCATACCAATGGCAAGCGCGCCGGCAGCACCGACACCTTTAAGGGTTGGTTTCCACGCCTCAAACTTTTCCCTGATCTCAGTGGCTTTTTTCTTTAGCTCATCAAGCTTTGAGTTTAGAGCAGGGTCAACGGTTGCTATACTGTCCGCACCCGTTGCAGTTGATGTTGTAGTGGAATTTGTTTTGCTGGATGAACCTTCACCTGTTGGCTTTGAAAGTATGTTCAGCTCATCAATTCCAAGCAATGCACGCTTTAACTCTTTTGCCTTTTTCGTTGCTGTGGACATACCTGAAGCTGCTTTCTGCGCACCAGCAGCAAGATTTTCCGTTGACGACTTCTTACTATCTATGTTAAACAAGATAGCCGCTATTTGCCCGGCTCTTTCAGCCATAGCGGTAAGCTTTTCAACAGCACTTGTTATGTACGGCATAACGGTCTGAAAAGCAGGTGCAAGAACAGATCCAATCATCGCTGCCGATAACAACGTTGTTTGGGTTTTAAGCATGGCCTGAGCGCCGGCATAGGTATTTGCATACTTAGCAGCGTTACCTGTCTGATATGCAGTTTCACGCATTAATCCATTTACGGTTGCTATTCTCTGCTCTTCGGCGGTAAGGTTCCCTACCGTCTTACCGATTGATTTTGCATACTCTTCCCACATAACGGAAAGATTTTTGGTTACGCCTGCATTATCAACCAAAATAGAGTTTTGGTTCTTGATTCCTTCGGTAGCGCTCTGAACCGCTTCGCCCATTGTTAAGGCGTTTTGCCGGCCAAAGGAAGCAGAATCCTTAAGATTTTTAAGTATGCTTTGTGTTTGCTCATCATCGTAACCGGCAGAGGCGAGCTGCTTATATGCTGCGTAGGCGTTTGTAAGTGGAATAAGGCCGTCTTTTGTGTATTCTGTTAAGAATGCCTTAGCCTTTTCAACGTTTTTATTCTGTGACTCAAGGATACTTTCAAGACCGAGCTGCGCCGCTTGCTTCACAGCATAAGCATTTGTGAGTTTTTTTATCTCATAAGAAAGAGCCTTAAGGCCGGCAACGGCGGCACCGGTTTTTATTAAACTAATACCTTTCGACAGCTTATTTACGGAGTTATCCCCTTTGTCCGCACTCTGTTTCAGTGAGTCAAGCTGCTTTTTGACTTCAGCTATTTTCTGCTTTGTGTCTTTGTTATTGGTACGAATAATAATTTCCAGTTCTTCAACCGTCATTTTTTTCACCAGCCTTTAGGTTCATGTTCTTTGCGTGTGCATAATAAGCCATTCTGGCTTGCATTATTCTCCAGTCTGTCTGCTTTGGCAGGATCTCTTTTTCTTCCTTATTTTTATCTTCGTAAAGACCAGGAAACGCCGCTTGTAGAGTAGGATATTTTTTTGGATCGTTGAAAGCTATTGCGATTAAGTTACCAAGTTTCCATGTTATTGAAGTTTCCCTGCGTAATGTTTCGAGCTTATTTTTGTTAATTGCCCCTATCATCTGCTCGGCTTCACCAGCTGACAAACTCCAAAACAGGTTAAGATTCATTTCGGCTTCAATCGCACTTTCATATAGAGAATTTACCCATTCCGTTGCGGTTTTATAGATTATTGGCTGTCCGCTTCCTTTTCCTTCTCCGCTTCCATCTCCAGAAGCTGTTCCGGTGTAAAAAAACCGCTCACCTTCATTATTTCAAGCAATATATCAGCCTTACCGCCGATAGTAACACCTTCATCCTCCATATCGTCAATAAGGTCATACACCTTTGTAAGAGGATAATTGCTTTGATATTTTTGCAGGGCTGCCCAAAGCACAATTGCAAATGTTTCGGCCTTTGTTATTTGTTCCGGGGCATCCAGAAGCGAAAAGCCAAGCCGCTTTTCAGCCTCAATTTTGGTTGCCGTAGTCATTTTCAGGCGGAACTCCTTGTTTCCAACGGTGAGCATATAATAAGCTTGCATAATAATCCTCCTAAAAAATAGGAGGCTGCTTTAAGATTAAGCAGCCTCCAGTTTAATTGTCTGCTATTGCTTAGGTAGCCGCCACAGGAGTTATCGCCGAGGCGGGGAGTATGGTACTCACAAAAGACAACGCTTCGCCGATTCCCTTTCCGGGCATCGACAAGGAAACGGTACCGCTCCATGTGAAGCTTGAGCCGTCAGGAAAAATGAGTGCAAAGTATTTTACCGTCCCAGCAGACTCCGCAGCGGACAGATCGGCCCAGTTTGTACCTGTACCCATCCCGGAATAAAGGAAGGTGAATTTCATATCTCCGGGGTCTTTCAGACCGGGCTTGTATCTGCGCTGTATATCCTTCATGGTGGTTGTTTCGATCTTATCGACAGATCCCATCATATCCGGGAAGTCTAAAAGATCGGGAACCTCGGTAAGGGTGCCCGCTGCGGCCCCCATTTTGAGAATGGTTCCGACAGAAGTTGTTCCTTCGCCCATAATGATCCTCCTAAAAGTATATTTTTTCTGTCTTATTGTCGTATGAACCGCTGTAAAGCAAGACGGATCTGAACAGCGTCATTTCATCTGGTCTTGTTTCTGTAAGGTGCGCCGGCGTACCACGCTTGAGGCCTAAACTAAGCATTTGAGCTTCAATCAGGCCGTCGAGCTCATTCCGGCGCTCAGGTGTTTTTGTCCATGTCTGAATCTGTACCGCGATGTTTGATATGCGATCAATCCCACTTGATGTTGATGTTTTAACGGAGTTGTCCATTTGAATTATACTGCCAATTCCGTTTCCTATCTCATCAAAGCATTGAGGAAATCCTACAGACCATGTAACATGCGGTACTTTTTCATCGAGTACAGGATACACCATCAATTCAACATCAACCATTATTTATTTCCCACCTTTTTTATTTCACGTAAAATCCCCCATTCATAAGCCTTGAGAATCTGTTCGCGATTATTGATAAGCGCGGGATACATATAAGGCTGCGGTTTGTTTCCGTGGGTAGTTACCCAGTTACCATCCGGCAGTTGATATCTCCATGGCGTCTGCCTTCCGGTGCCTTTAGTGGTGTATAACCCTGTGCCGTATTCCACATAGGCAGAATACTCCACATCGGTAGTCACCTTTCCGGTTATAACATTCATTTTAACTTCGTGGTCTCGCATGATGCTGGCCCTGAGCTGCCCAAGGTCAACCGGACAACCTTCTTTGGCAGACTTTTGAACAATTGCTGTTGATCGCTTCGTACCATCAAGCAAGGCCTTATCAATGTTTCCGCCAAGTTCATCAAGCTTCGCTAAAAACACCCCGAGGCCGTTAATCTCGATTCCCATTAGTCAGACCACCACCGATTTCAGGTTGTACTGGGTATAGGAGTCAAAACTCAATATGCCACACACCCTGTATGTTGAACCGTTATGTTTAATAAAATGGCCTTCTACGACAGGAACCGCAGTGCTTTTGGTCATTATAGCGTCTTTGTTTACTATCAAACCCCACTCCTGGGCTTTAAGCGCATCGGTAACCATCTGGAAGTTCACAAGGTACTCACCACTCATTTCCGTCGCTGGTGCTGTGGTTATTGTACCAAGTGAACCCTTAGTTTCAACAGGCAGATAGTGTTCAACCGGTTTATCTTGAAACACTTCTGCCTGCTTCATCTTGAAACTAACCGGAATATGTACTGCAATCACCACGCTTTTCTGTATTCGTTGAGCATTTGCATTTCGGATTGCGTGAATCCGGTAGACGGTATTATTTCGGAGTTTGGTTTTGCATAACTGACGGATTGCCCGTTGTCAGAGATACTTGATACGGTTTGGTTAATCTCGGCAGTACCTGGCAGCTGATTACGATACCTGCTTACGGCAATTTCAACCACGATAGTACGTAGGCCCTCGCTAAGCTCTTCAAGCCTGCAATACTTCCTTGTTTTTGACTCAATGGATTGCAACAAGAATGTTATACCGGACTCATTGCATCCACTTCCAAGCAAAGCCTTAGCCTGCTCTATCATAGTCGAGGTTACGTTCTCATACATGGTTACTACCCCACAAGCTTAACAAGCATTTTGGTGTCGAGCTCTTTAATACCGTAGATGGTATCAAAAGATATGCTGTCCGTTTTGGTGCTCATGTCGTACCCGAATACAACGCGCACCGCAATACCGTTTGCAGATGCGATTGCAGCCTTTGCCGCGCCCATCGGCAATTCCAGGTTGCGGGTGACAAGGGCAAGACCATTACGATGAAATCCGAGTGAATTGGTCGAGTTGACCAGCAGGGCCGACACGGCGTCAAAAGCCTTATGGATAGGTTGGTCAATGGCAACCTCTTCAACGGCCCCGGCAACCGCGGTAGCGTCAGCCGTAAAGCGGTAAAGGTAACCGTCAATGATAAACCCGTCACCCTCTTTTACGGTTGCCGTGGCAGCCGAAACCGAAGATAATGCAACTTTTGAAGCACCGGCCGTGGCAGTAATCTTATAGGCAGTAGCGGTACCTGCTGCTGCCGCAAGGGTATCCGGAGCGTTCTGCGACATATAGGTATCCATGCCGTAAATGCGGCCGAGCAGAGCTTCGCGCAAAACCGCGCTATCGCCCGCATACGAAACTTTTGATAGGTTGTCGGTCAGCGCATAACGATATTTATGCGTAGGGTTCAGGACAAGCCTGCGGTTAAGCGCGGGAACCGCATTCAGGTCAAGGGCCTTGCCTATATCGGCAATATTCGCAAGGGTTGTAGCGTTTGCGGTGCCGGTAATTGTCTTGCCCGCTTTTTCAACTCCTACAGCGAGCAGGTCACAGTCAACCGCCTGACTGATTGCCTGCATAGCAGGGGTTACAACCTGCTTGGAAAAGTCTTTGATGCTCAAGGACAGCTCTTTAGACGTAACATTGACCGAAACATCACGGAATCGGTCAATCTTAACATCAACGCTGCCCTCGGTGATATCCTGAGCGGATGTAGTTCCAGTGAAGTTTTTTGCCACGAACTTTGCCGGCTTTCGGATGGTAACGGTGTCGCCAACCTTGACGAACTCCGTAGAGTAGTCTCGGTGAACAAGGCCGGCCATGGTAAGGTTGTTTTCCAATACCATCAAAGCTTCATTGGCAATGACGGTCGGGGTTAAAAGAGTGTTTCCCATGATTAATTTTCCTCCTGATTATAGTTTATTTGTCTTGCTCTTCACGCCACTTTTTATAGTCGGCGTAGTTTTCAGGCGGTTCACCATCTCCGCTTCCGGAGCCTCCAGATCCACCGGTTCCGCCTGTTCCACCGGTGCCCTTTTGTCGGTTCTCTGTGACTTCAAAAAGGTAAGGATCGGATTTTTTGATCGTTTCAAGGTCAAGACCCTCAACGGAGCCATCATCCCTGAGCTTGAGTTTTTCAGCGTCGATCAGAGCCTTGATTGCCTTTGCATTCTTACCCTTAGCATCATGGATCGCAGAATCAATTGCGGAATTCAGCCTTATGGCATTAACTTCCTTTGCATGATTTTCCGCAGCGGTTTTGTTTTCACCCTGCAATCGGGTAATTTCTGCCTGAAGCTTTTCAGGGTCGGCCTTTTTGAGTTCATCGAGCTGCTTATCGCGGTCTTTAATGGTTTGGTCAAGAGTCTTTTTCGTCTCATTCAGAGTGTTAAAATCTGTCCGAGACACAAAGTCCTTGCCGATCTGCTCGGATACCTTTTTATCGATATCCTCTGTGTAATGGTCGCCTAAGATCGTTTTTAACCAGTCGAGCATATTTCCTCCATCCGCATCCTTTTTATCCGGCCAGTCCCGGTTTGCGGCGCCCTATGTTTTGTTCCCTGGGCAAAGGGATAAAATTGTATAAAAATAGCGTCCTCCGGAGAGAGCGCTAAATTTATTAGGATTTTCGGTTATCTGACCGCCGTTGCGACGATGCACAATACCAGCAGGATAACCATAAGTACAACCGCGATTCGCGCTATTTTGTTATGGAGCCGATAAATCGCCGGAAGCTTGTGCTTGCTCTTGATTTCCGGGCGCCTCTTCTTTGTTTCTCCGCAATGATATCGGTAAGGGCTGATTGCTCCCATGTACTATTCCTCCTTATTGCTTTATTTGTCCGAAACCACACGAGTATTGATATTCAACGCCGGCGATTCTAATTGATTTTGGTATCTTCATAGTTGCTCCTTTTTGGCATAATAAAAAGCACCGTGCGAATGCGCGGCACCTTCTGGCACGAAAAAACCACCCTCATTTCTGAAGGTGGTTTCTCACATAATTCACTTATACTGGTTTGTCCTTCATGTAACAGGAATATAATTATATGGCATTCCGCCATTATCCAGATGCTCAGCGTACGCTTTCTGCTCTTTCTCAAATTCTTCACAGGTCATGCCGTCCCTAAAAAAGGGATATTCAGTGACTAATTCGGGATTATCCCGGCTGTAAAGAACGTTGCTCACGTCTGAACCTCCATATAATCACAATAATTACTTGTCAGGTAATTAACTCGCAGCCTTTCTGCTGCCCTTGGAAAATCTGCCATGTCTATTTTACCCTCTTTTAACCTTTTACGCAAGTCTTTTAATATTTCATCGTCATGCGTGAAAGCCTCAGACATTGCGCATTTCTTCTGCATTGGTTTTTTATTTCCGTGTGCAACATATACCTTCCCATTGTGACCCGAGGCAACAAACGAGGTTATTTGTGTATTAGCAAAGAATGTATTTAGGTCAATAAGCGAAAGTATTTCACCGCTCGGATGGTTATGGACAAAAGAATAAGAATTGTCTGGATTGTTTTTTATATGCTCAAATAGATTATCATCACCTACAGATCCTTTATCACCAATTTGCTCAAGTTCCCACTTGCCTGTTTTTGAATTTACAAGTATCAAGTGTTCTTTTTTATCTGAGGCTCCGAGTTCAGCAACCTTTTTACAAGCACTCGAAATGCTATCGCTCACTTCCTTAGTATAGTTCGGGATTGAAACGTTAAAAGTTGCAGATTTATTAAATTCTACTGCATAGGGTTCAAAGTCACTCGACACAATATTATTTTTCTTTTTCCACTCTGTGAAGCTTATGTTGTCATTCAACAACTTGGTTTCTCCAGTTTCCGGGTCTCTGGCACGGCGTTTGAGATTATCGAGCGTTTCATCCCCAAAATTGGCAACGGTGGTGCAGCGATCGTTCGGGTGCATCGGCGGGTAGTTAAGGCCCTCTTTTGCGCTCTTGACCGGGTAAACCTTTGAATCGAGAGCCCCGCACACCTCGCAAGTCCGGCTGTCAAGAGTTGCAAGATACCGATATTCATCAATCTCGGTTTCTTCATATGCAAGCTTTTCAGCGGCATTATAAGATCTATTCGTTTCTGTTCGCACAAGCCGTGTCGCTGCATACTTACCTGAAAGCATTGTATCATCAAGCTGATCGGCCATACGGCGTATGCTTAGGCCAGACATAAGACCTGTAGATATTGTTTTATAGGCTTCATCCGCAAGCAACTGTGTATCAGACCACACGCGCTTGCTGAAGTGTTTGCCGCTCCAATTCTCATTGATGACAGAATCGATACTCTTTTTGGGTAGATCGGCAAAGTCAAATTCCATTCCTGTCCCCTGCTGGATATCAAATATACTTCTGTAATAGGTTTCTTCGACCGTTTCACCTAATAGGCTTTTTGTCTTTGATATTTGATCATCAGAGACCTTCGCCATTTCGGTATATACACGCTCCCTGACGGCTTCAAGGCGGGTTATCCTGGCCGCATACGCCTGAGCATGGAGCCGGTTTAATGCTTTTTGCTTAACCTCAGGATCCGTAATCGACTCAAGCTCATCTTTTAATTGCTTCAAAACGTCTTCGCTTTCAGTGGAGCTGAGCAACGCCTTAGCTTCATTCTCTGAGAGCTTCCCATCGACCATGTACCTGGTGAATATTTTGTTGACATCCTGAGTTATCTGCGTTGCAGCGCGGTCATACGAATTATAGATTTTTTTATGTAAAACCGCGTCAGCCGCCTTATTTGCTCGTGATTCCCTGTCAAGCGCCCTTTTTTCCCAATATTCAGCGGATTTCATTCTTCATCATCTCCGGGCGGCGTATCATCGTCAAGGAACATCTTCGCGCGCTCTTTTTTCTGCGCTTTAAGGTCGGCTATTGCTTGGTTGACATCATCAACAAGCGGATGTTTTGCAAGTAGAATAGTATCCGGAACAAGGCCTTGCGAATCCCGTATCATTTGTATTGTTTCTTGCTCGTTTGTGATTCTACTCTTTTTGACATCAAACAACACAAGTGAGCTGTCGTAATCGGTTCCTTCCTTAATGTTTATATCCTGTGTTATGAACCAGAAAAAGCCTTTCATTGCCTTTTTAAGCTTAATAATGAGCATGTTTGATTTTAGGTCAAGAGGTGTATACATGAAAGCTATTGATACACCGGAAGGGGCGTTTCCAAGCTTATCATCGTCAATGTCAACGGCAAGACCTATACGGAACATATCATCCCTCAGTAATTTGAGCCATGCAATACGATCGCTAACGCTCAACGTCACCTGTTCTGCTGTTATTTTTCCACTTGGATCTGATATATTGACAGCCTTGTTAATTTGCAGCTTTCTCTGAATCGCCTTTGCTGTCTCTCCTCCGTAACCCTGCACTAACCAATACAGCTCAACAAGGTCAATCTGATTGTTGGTTGTTGCGCTTGATATCAGATTGTAGGCATCCTGGAGGCCCTTAATTCTCATTAAGTCGCTCGAATGCCGGCTATTATTAAAAAGGGGTATAAACGGTACTCTCCCCCAAGATTGAGGCTCCACGCTTTTTTCAACGCCGTCAACTGTTGTGATATTGTACCAATGGGCGTGTGGATTCGGGCGGCGAGTTATATCAAGAACATATTCGCCTTTTTCCGTTTCTTCGTAATACGTTACATCTTGCTTTGTCCACCATTCTACCTTCTTACGAAGTTCTTCATTGCCATTGTTTATGACAACAATAGAATAATACCGGA